CTTTTCAACCTTCTGCAATCTAAACTCATCATTAGGTATTGTTGCTATCTCTTCGGCAGTAAGCCCTTGCCATGTCTTTGCTGGATGGGTGTAGAGTGGAATATCGTAGTCAGTTTGAATAAAACCTTCCATTTTTGGTTTACCTGTATTTTTATCTATCCATGCTATAGGCTTCATTGTTTTGTTTCCTCAAAGTTCATATCGTCAGGGTGTACCACATCATCGTGAATAATTACACCATCAATGCTTGGTAAAAACCGCATACAAACAACGCACCAGTATCCGTTCATTTCTCTTGTGCCTTTCTTAGTATTGCTCTAATCATTTCAAGGTTTAATCCAAGTTCACCATAGTGATAGCCAATGTTTACTATTTCCTCATCTGTTAAGTCTTTGTTTACAAGCGTAACTTCGCCAGCATTTACATTAACAGTCAATGAGCCGTCTTTTTCAGCAATGATTTGGTTTTCAGTCATAATTTACCCAAAAATATAAGATTCCCGCTAATACCATCAGGGTTGCAAATATAGCAAAAACCCCAATGGCAAAGACAATCATTATGGTTTCAATCATTGCAGAACCCGTACCTGTGGCGGGCTTGGGGGTGTCATTGGCACGGTATAGCTAGGAACGCCAATAGCTGATCCGTAGGGTGTTACGATCTGTGTGGGGTAGACCGTCAATGGTTGACCAACGGTATTGCCTTGGCTGTTTAGCATATTGACCGTGTTGCCGTTTTGCTGGATATAGCCAGTAACTTGGCCTTGTGGGTTTTGTACTGCATAAGTTTGGGCATGGGCAGGTATGCCGTAAGCCATCATCCCACCAAGTATTGCGCCTAATAAACAAGCACCTAATAAATCTTTCATTATTTGTACCCCTGTGCTTTTTTGATTGCTGATTCAATAGGTGATTTTTTAACTGTGGCTTTAAATTCCATGCCTGTAGCGTATGGCAACGCAGCAGCAATCATGTCTGTTGCACGGTCTTGGTCAATGTTAAAGCCATCTTCTACCCAAGTTTCTGTTACTTCAAACTCTACTACCCATTTATATGTTTTCATCTCTATCTCACCTTTAAAGGTAGCCCCCGTAGGGGCTGGTTAATTATCTGTCGTACTTGTTTGTTACATCAAAACGGTCTGCCTGACGCTGATCTTCTTGATAAATCAAACGGGCGTGTTCTACACTTTTGGCTTGATAGTCAGCGCAAATTGGAAACTCATCGCCATTTGCCAATACACCAATCCATGCACCGCCAACAGTAGCTTTAATGCGTGGGTTATAGCGTTCTTCTTGTTTGTAGATTTCGACTAATTTCATTTTGCTTCTCCTTTTTCTATCTCACTCGTTATTGAGTAACACCAGTTTAGTTAAGTTGGCTTAACAATGCAACATTTATTTTATAGGTAGTTTCCCTAGTGTTGTTTTTTTACACTATTGCCTTTGCGTTTATTGCATTTAGCGCATAGCGGCTGAAGGTTTTTAATGTCTAAAGCTAGTTCAGGGTAAAACTTGCGTGGCAGTATGTGGTCAATATTTATATTTTTGTCTGATCCGCAATAAACGCAATTTGCACCGTATTGTTTTAAGGCTTTTTGACGCAGTTCACGCCATTCTTTAGAATCTATAAAATTGCTGGATTGTGCTTTAAATACAATAGCTATTTGATTGTTTGATAACTTCTTTAATTTATCTCTATAAGCTATTTTTAACAGTCTTTTATCCATATGCTCTTTCGGTGAACGAACCTAGCCTTCCTAAGTTCGCCTTAATCTGCTCCATCGGAGTTACAGAACCCGCCAGTCGTTCGTGGAGTAGGCACTAGCTTCGCCACCTACTTTTGTGCTGTTACATCCACTATCCCACAGTAGCACTTGTAACCTGATCGCTGTTGTTTTTAGCCCGACCAATCAAGTCCAAGCGGAAATAGAAAAAGCCCTTCAAAGGTAATCTCTAAGTTGAACCCACTTTAGAAAAGACCAGCCAGCCTTTCCAAAATGCTCAGAAACTACCCTTCAAGGGCTTTAGGCTGGTATTTTACTAACGGGGTTCAATCCGCTTACCAGCAGTATAACAAACTTATTCCAACTCAGGCCAAATTAATCTATAAGTTGTTGGAAAAAGCGACTTACGGGTAATCAAGCCATGCGATTCTTTTTCTAGCGTAGCTGCCAAAAAGATCAACTTATCGTGCGGTATTTCCCCGTTTTGCCACATAGATACTGCTGGCACAGATACCCCTACCATCTTAGATATACGGGTAGGGCCACCTAATAATTTGATAATTGCTGTTGCGTTCATGTAAGGTATCTTAACTTATTTACAACACTTTTGCAAATAAACGCTTGACTATGGGTTTAAGGTATCTTAATATCGTAGTACGGTATGTGCCGTGATAACTACCCAGTAGGGTGAGAAAGAGTAAAAAATGAGTGATTATGACCAGCAGTTAGCAGATCAAGCTCAAATGGAATTTGAGTTAGATGAAGTATTCAAAGACCTCGAAGATGGTGTACTTCTTACCGAGCGTCAAATAAGCCTACTACGCCATTGCTGTGGCTTTCCTGTAAAACACAAACCAAACCAAGTTCTCAAAGCTGTATTCGATGACTTCGGTACAACCTTTGGAGCAAACAAATGATTATTACCGATACCCAAAAAGATTTTAAGATTGCCCCTGCTGGCAACCACATTGCCCGCCTGTATTCCATTATTGACCTAGGTCATCAGGCTACAGAGTGGAAGGGTGAAACCAAGATCATGCACAAGGTTGTGTTTACTTGGGAATTGCACGGTGATGACGATGCTGGATTGCCACTCAAGACCGATGACGGCAAGCCATTGATCGTATCTAAACGCTATACGGTTAGCCTTGGCGATCAGGCACGGCTTCGTCAAGACCTAGAAGCATGGTCAGGTAAAAAAATGACTGCGGAAGATCGCAAGAACTTTGACCTTAAAGGCTTGCTGGGTAAGTTTTGCATGGTCAATATTACCCATTCAGAAGATGGCAAATACGCCAATATTTCAGGCATTAGCCCAGTACCGTCTGCCCTGCGTAGCGCACAACCTGAAGGCATAAACCCAACCAAGATGTTTTGGTTACAAAGCTACGATCAAGCTGAATACGATGCGTTGCCAAAATACTACAAAGAAAAGATTGCAGAAAGTAGTGAATGGCGTGGCAATAAAGCAAAAGAAGCCAAAAAGCATACGCTTGTAGATGACGATATTGGCAATATTCCGTTCTGAGGCCGATATGAATAAATTAGAACAATTTATAGCTGTTTATGAACCGCAAAGCGGTATGCGTATTGGGTTTAGGCAAATGTTAGACGAAATAATTTTAGAAATAAAAAACAAGCCTGAACATGAAGTTATTGGTATGCGTGATTACTTTGCAGCCAAAGCTATGCAAGGTTTAATTGGAATTAATTTAACCATGTTGCAAGAAAAATATGATTTAAAAAAATCAGAAATGATTGCGGTTTTAGCTTATTCCTACGCAGATGCAATGATATTAGCTAGAGAGGCTAAAAATGATAGTTAAAGAAAAGGTGGTAGAAAATGGTCATTGGTACACCAAAGACGGCACTCCAGCCTATACAACCATCGGCAAGACTGGTGAACGGGCAACCACGCTTCGTGACGCACGGAAACTCGGACTTCTGCCAAGTGTTACAACAATTAACGGAATGCTATCGAAAGCAGGGCTTGATACATGGAAGCAACAACAAGTCCTCTTAGCCGCCCTGACCCTGCCTAGACTTCCTGATGAACCCGAATCAGACTGGTTGGCTAGGGTGATGCAGGATAGTAAAGCTACGGGCAGGGAAGCGGCAGAGCGGGGTACTGCAATCCACGCCATTATCCAAAGCTGGTTTGAGGGTGTGTATATGCCTGAAAAGCCACCGTACATCAATACCATTGTGGAAACCCTTGACAACGCCTTTGGAAGCCAGCTATGGCTTTCTGAGAAGTCGTTTGGGCATCCGCTAGGGTATGGCGGTAAATGCGATCTAATGTCCACAGCGGGCTTTGTAGTGGACTTTAAGACCAAAGATACCGACTTAGATAAGGTGGATGTG